TTCTAAGCAGATTAATACCACCCTAGCTAAGTTTAATACTCCGAAAATGCAAGCACCCATCGCTTTGATGGATCGTGCTATGGATGATTGGATGTACGCGACTAATGCCTCAGGTGTTTCTGTATCGTCTTATGCTGCTTCCCTGGAAGAGGCAGACCCTGGATTTTTCAGTGTTGATCTCTCCAAGAGGCATTAGATGGCGATGGCACAGGTATTGTACGCGGTATGAATAATAACACTTCTTCGGGAGTGTGTTATGGCGGCACCAAGAAGAAACATATGATGATTGATTCTTTGGGCATGCCTATTGTGCCACGTATTTTGGCTGATTATGTTGAGGAAGATATTTTGGCTCTTGAAGCCAAATGGAGGGCTGGTGAAGGAACTTTTGATCCTTTCGTCAGAGCTTCCAAAACTAACGAGGTTCTTCCCTTAGAGAAAGCGTATGAAAAGACGCGATCTGTTTATGGCAATGATATGTCCTATTTCATTGCGGCTACTAGGGGGATCATCCCGATTAAGCATGTTTTGAGGAACAGTAAGGTTTCTGGTTGCTTTGTCGGTTTGGCCGCTCAATCTGCCGAGTGGGAAGAACTCCATGATCACTTGACAAATGGCGGTGCTTACACCAAATTTGTCTGTGGAGATTTCAGTGGGTATGATACTCAATTACCCAAGTCTTTATTGGAAAAGGCTGCAGCTTGTATAGTGCAGTTGTATCGTGAAAATGGTGCTTCCAGTTCTGACTTGGAATATTTGAGAGGTCTACTGTCCTCTGTTGTGAGTCCCGTGATGATTTGGGAAGGTAATCTTCTTCAATTCTGTAATGGTCAACCTTCGGGTCAACCACTAACAGTTGAGATGAATTCTATTATCAACTCATTATTATTGCGAATGGCTTTCTTCACTATCATGGATGAACATTACCCCGAGATCAAAGACCCCAAGTTTGGGAGATTTGTGAAGGATGCTACTTATGGCGATGACAATGCAATGGGTGTCTCTGATGAGATTCCCTTGTTTAATCATACTACCATTCAAGCAGTGTTCGCCTCTTGGGGTATCAAGTACACAATGGCCGATAAAGGGGCTGATTCAGTCCCTTATCAAACTATTGAAGAAGTTTCATTCTTGAAACGATCATTTCGTTATCACCCACAGTTGGAGTCTATTGTAGCTCCTTTGGAAGAAGAATCTTTGAGTAAGAAGTTCTATTGGTGGACTAAATCTAAG